TCTTAGCAGGAGCCAAGATATAGGAGTTCTTCACATCGGAATTGTCCAGTAGCGTAACTCCATCGTTGGCGTACAGACTCGTCCCCAATGTGGCGTTAGGGGCCACCTTCTTCGGGTTCGCACTCGGAGCGGCAGGCTGTACTTTCGCCGTCCCCATAACCCTTTGCTGCCTTGTCCCTGTCGGTACTGCCATATCATCTCCCGCGAACGCCAAACCTGTCATAAAAATGACGGTGAAAAAAGCAAGCAGTCTTAGTTTCTGCATTTCATATTAACCTTCATGCGCCCTACGTCCTGGAACCGCTTTGCGATCCCGTAGCTGAATTTTTTAATCTGATTATCAAAGTGAACGAAGAACTTATCGCCCCGGTTCGGATCGGCATCCCGATACTTGTAGAGCCATGCGGCGTAGAAGATTAGTGCCAGACAGTATTCACGCTGAAGCCGGTAAAGGCCGTAGTCTGAGAACACCGGAGCGGGTCTCTGAAGGTAATTGACGGTGATCGTGTATCCTATAACTGAGGGGGCCGGATCGACAACCAGAAGCGTTCGACCTTGTGGGACGATCTGATAGTCATCATTTTGCGACCAATCGTTGCCGGCCCCGCTGAAAAGAGCGCACACAAGCTGAGTGCTCGAAGTCTTAGAAAGCACAATGCCGGTCGATGCGTCCGTTATGTTGTGAACGGTGTCTCCTGCGTCGAAATCCGAGAAATCGGCTGTAGAGTCGGTCAAGATGCACTGGCCGCCCAATAAGGCACCAGCCGATGAAGCCGTACCGCTTACCGCCGCTGGAGGGTTAGGGTCGTCTATTACCGTGAAGTTGTAAGGATATTCAACGGGGGTCTGTGTGGTTTCGTACAGGAACTCGTTGTAGTCCCGGTAAAAAAGGTAGTGGTCGCTTGTTCCGTCGTTCAGCTTCAGGAAATAGCGGTTATCCTTCGTCCTTGCGAACAGTTGTAGATAGTCAGCGTTCAGTCGGTACGAATTGGCATTGGTCGTGGTGATCGTCTGAGTAGCCTTGAAGCACTCGGTCCTTGTGACGAACTCCACCGCCGCCTGCCACAAGTACATGTAGCTGGTGAAATCGTCCAGCCAGCCGGAACTATCCGACTCATTTAGAAGGTCACGGAGTTGCCGTAGAAGCTGATTCCCGTCCATCCGGTGTCTCCATAAATTCGCCATCGCCCGTAAACGGGGTGACTCTTCGGGTCCGGCAGGTCAAGTCTTTCCTGCGTAGCCGCTCGATGTTGCTCGTCTCTCCCAGCGCCTTGTTCATTATCTGTGTGGCGATTGTGGCATCGTCCCTCGATACCATGCCACCTTTGTAGCTCTTGAGGTTCAAGGATGTGGCGAGCCGCTTGTCGATCTTGATGCAAGGATTGAGTTGGCGCTTCAGTTCCTCGTGCGCTGAGGCTTCCCCGAAGTGCATGTCGTCGTAAGAAAACATAGACTCGGATATTCCGCATTCAAGTTCGGACACCGCTTTTTTAAGGAAAGTCGTTTGGGCGCCGTTCAACTTTGGCCTTGCTTCCTCAAGGGCTTTGATCTTAGTGGCCAGTGCTCTTGTCTCGTTCAGGTATTCCGGGTCGGCGTCCGAAACGATTTCATCATCCGCAGGTTTGCGTGTTCTCTGCCGGTATTCCTCTTTCTTTTCGGCCAACTGCTGATCGAAGTACCAGCCGGGATAAGTCGCCGTTATGGTCGAATCTCCCTTGTCCCATTTCTTGTCCACATCGGTGAAAAACTGAATGTCTTCCACTCCCGCTGCTCTCAAATCTTCCTTAGCCATAACAATCCTTGGTTTGAAGGTTAAGGGGGCACGAGGCCCCCCGATAAAGTTTAAAATTTACTTGCGTCCTCTGCGTCGGCTTTGGCGTCCGCTTTGTCCTGCGCCGCTTCAGCCTTAATCTCAGCCTTGGTTTTAGGCTCATCGGCCTTGGGCGTAACCGCATCAAGAATCGCATCCAGCTTGTCGTGAAGTTCCTGCCAATCTGAGTTTCTTCCATCGGCCATAATCTTATCCTTTAGTTGGCTACGGTAAGTTGCGTTATTCCACCTGTGCCTATGACACTGCCGTAAGAAAGAGGCCACGCCATCTGGTTAGTGGCGGTGAACTGTGCGCCCGATGCAACGATAGCCATTAGGTTTCTGCCAACGCCAGAGGTAGCCAAAACTGTAGCAATCGCGGGTTGCGGAGTTGCGCTGGAATTTGTCACCTGACCCGTATCGAGAACGAGGTTGGTTGACGCGGTAGTCAGGTTGTAAATCCCTGCGTTGGTGAAGTCCCCCACAATATCGAAATTTCGAATTGTTATGCGGTCGCCACCAACTATTTTAATTGCCGCTGTCTTCTGCGTGCCGGTCGTGGAAGCGATGAACCGATACCCGTCGATAACCATCCGATTAGCAGCCGCCGTGGTCAAAACCTGTACCAGCGTCGCCATTGCGGGGGCGTCGTAATACTCAGCACCGAACATATTGAAATCCGCCGCCTGGACGTTGATCGGCGCCGCTACTGCGTCTATGCCGGTTAGAAATCTCGGATTGTAAAGCTTGATGTTGACCGCACTTACAAGCATTGTCGCTGTAGTTGCGGTAAAGGTGACAGTGCTTCTCTGCGACCCGTTCCCGAGGCAGAAAACAGATACGCCGATTTTGTTCATCGACAGACCGCCGACCGCGTAAGTCGAAGTGCTTGCAACGGATACCGTCTCAACGTGTCCGGCACCACAGACAATCCAATCGTCGTTATTGTCTTTGCACTGCGTGAAGGCGTAATTGATCGTGTTGAACGGCTTGGCGTACGTACCGTTGGCTGAGTTGTCGGCAGGGTTGCTGCCGCTGCTGTCCACAAAAAAGACGTTCCCGGTGGGAATAAGACCGCCCATACCCCCGAAAACCGGGATACCAAATACCGAAAGACCCTTTGAAAAATTAGTTCCTACAGGCATGTTGAATCCTTTCCTGCCAGTGAAGGCTCACCAGGGGGCATTGCGCCCCCCAGCAGGGTTAAATGGTTATTCATTATCAGCTAACTAGCTGACTTGACTACCTAAAATGAAGCGCCAATTCTTACTCCCGTAACTAAACCTGAAATACTGCGCCAGCTTCAGCGTGTAGGTTTCAAAGTCCCATGTGGTCTTGGCTTCGGGTTTGATTCGGTCGTACCACAGGTTGTCTTTCTTCATCCGGCTTTTCCACACGAGATACCAGTTGGAAGTCGAGTAATCGTCAAGACGAGGGAGCACCTGAAGGTCGTATCGTTGATAATGGAAGTTCACATTACCTTCGGCGGTGTCCAGGCTCTTAGGGGTCTTGGTGATCTCGTATCCGACTTCAGCCAGGTTATCAGGGACAACCAACATAAGGTCGTCGCCCACATCGATACGTTCCCCGATGTCGTCTCTAAAGAGCCGCATCTTGAGCCGTGCAGCCGCAACCGATGTTTTGGAGAGCGCCGCCGTACTCAGATTGTTGAAACCGGTTGTGGTCGAAACGCCGGACTTGGTAAGATGCCCGGTTGAGCAAAGGGCCACGCCTTCTTCTGACGTCTGGTACTCGAACGCGCTGGAAAAGGCGTAAACGAGGAACTTCATCTCGGCCTTAATCTGGGTCCGTCTGGAAGCCTCCATGAGCCATGAAGCACGGTCAGAAAGAACACCGTACTTTTCATCGTCCAGAATCTTTCTCTGGAACAGGAGGCCACCTGCGAACTCCTTGTGCTCTATTTTGGTGTAGTAGCCGGGATATACGGGCAGGTAGTTGATCCTGCCGTTAAATGCCGGGATGTCGGGGACCGATCCGATGTCGAAGAAATCTTCGTACGCTGAATCAGAAGTCCCTACCTTGAAAAGCCGGTCCTTGTAAGAAGGAATGTCCTTATAGGACTGCTTTTCGACGTGTTTGATATGCCCTTCCACCAGCTTACGGAAGGAGGGATCATTGACAATACTAGGCATAACTTATTCTCCTTTCCGCATTAAGTTCCAAGGGGGTCAAACATTATGTTCATGAACCGGAAATCGACATATTCTTTCCCGGCGGTCGAGAGGTCGAGCCTTGATACTTCGATTCCGAAGTAATCTGAGGTCGCAGCCGCATCAGCCAAAACACCGAGGGAAAGGCTGTCAAACTGAACCCGCGCGGTCCCGGCAAACCTCAAGTTTGCGGCCACCAGCGTATCCCCTATAGCAATCGCGTAGGGAAATGGCGAGGTTACGGTTTTGACTGTCGTGCTGGTATCTGAGCCGATACGGTACAGGCCGAGATTAGCGCCAGACCTGAAGCACAGGGTCGTCTGCGAAGCAACTCCTGTAAAGCCGATAGACGCTGCGGTCGTAAAGCCAACGCCGGTGGCGCCGCCTGTGGCGAGCGTTAGAACGGTTGAAACTGTGGGGGCGGTCCCAAGGGTCGAAAAGTAAACGGGGCCTTGCAGAACCGTCCAGGGGAAGATTCGCTCGACATAGACGTATGCCTGCTGGTCTATCCCATAAGGGCCAACTTCCCGCATCTCTACGTTGAAGTTGACGTTCGAGGTTATCATCGAGGTGATCTTCTGCGTGTTGTACGTTGAATCGTACAGCTCGTATCGCCTTGATGTGCCGATCACTATACCGTACGGTATGCCATAGGCTGGATAAGTGGTTTTGTTTGTGGCGTTCCAGACTCCGCTCGCAGCGCCAAGCGCGGTTACACCGTCAGTTCCCATCTGTACGAGTTGATTTTCGTACAGGGTGACGGCCCCCCCGGAGGTCTGCACGGGAACCCACTGCCTTTGTGCAGGTTCACCTGTGTTTACGATTTGAAATCCCATAAATGTTCTCCTTAGCGGTAATCACCCCGCCAATTCAAGGTGCCGCACATGGGACACCCCCTATCGACTGTGGGTGAGTAAGAAAGCATGATCGGTAGTGGCGCTCCGTCTGGTCCCACTTTGACTAAAACGGTATGGCTTTGCCCCCGCATGATCTTGGGAATGTCGGCCTTTTGTCCGTAAGTGATCCAGTGGTTATCTGGGAGCGTCGTTTGCTCAAATTCTGTGTTCGTTCCAGCCCGATCGTCCGCGCCGCCAAGGGCATCGCGTTTAGAGTCGCAGACAAATCCGCAGTTCCAGCACATAAAGTACCGGCCTTCGTCTTCCCATCTTGCAGGTTTGAGTGGCCGAGTTCTTGCGTCATGCCGGACAAT